TCACCGGGAAACAGTACCCTGTTTCGTCAGTTCATCGTACTGCCTTTCGCAGACCCTTCCGGCTTCAGCTGCCCGGTCAGCGTATTCTGCCAGTTGTCTGTTTCGTTCGAGAGATTTTTCGAACACGTCGGTGAGCAAAATTCCGGTGTCTGCGGCTGACGACCCAGCGCCGACAGTGGAGTTATACTGCCTGAGCTGCTCACGGATGGCAACGAGCTGTTGCTGCAGCCGGCCAGCGCGAGCAGCAGCATCAAGAGCATCATTGCGCGCCTGGTCGATCCTCTGCTGCGCTTCACGTTCATTGGTTGCTTTCTCCTGTTCGTCATGTTGACGGGCTTTCTCATCTTCTGCTTTGCGGTCTGCCTTTGCCTGCGCATAGCCGGCATCGTACTGCCTGTCACCGTAAACATTCCAGCCGACAACGCCGCCGGCCACTAGAGCAGAAAGCATCGCGAAAATAAGAAGCTGTTTCCAGTACGCTTTCACGATGGCGGTGATCATGACAAAAGAGCCTTTTTGGCAGTCAGGTAACGCACTCGTCGATCGTCGATACCATTCTGGCCGCCGTTGATGATCTGCGTGACGCGCGCCAGGTCGCCGGTATATTTGAGGCAACCTTTTGTGGCGAAGAACCACGCCGCGCTGCGTGCTGCATAACTGTCCTGTGCCAGCAGTTCAGGCTGAGTAACCAGATCAACCTTCAATCCATTGCCGCAGTCCCGGTAATTAGTCAGACCAGTGATCTGGATAAGCCCGCGACCACGGAAGTTATAACCGTCACCAGGTCCGTTATTCCCCATGCGTTTGCTGTACACCAGATTGGCGATAGCGCGCTGGCGCACCAGCGGCAATGACGGTTCACCCTGGCGGCGGCCGAGCGTGTTTGCCTGGTCCTGAGTCAGTCGCCCGGCGCGAACAAAGCCAGCAAGACCGGAAATGCTGTAGTTAAAGCTTTCTACCAGGCGGCTGAAACCGCCGCTTTCATGCCCGGCCTGGGCAATAAACATCGCCTGATCCTCAGGCTTGCTGATGCCAAACTCTTTCATGGCTGCCACGATGTGTGGATGCCAGCGAGTAGCCAGCACCTGGCTGATGCCAGCTGCTTTCTGAAACTGGTTAATGTCCATGTTACGACCTCGATATCTTGAATATTTGCACGACGTTGCCGCGGGTTTTCAGCACAGCGGCAAGCATCACAGCGTTAATGACGACCTCAGACAGATCTGCGGTCATGGGGAAGTGGTAGAAGAATGAATACGCCGCCCGTACCGGAATGCTGGCCGCCGATACAATCAGGAAATAGGCAATCCATCCCCCCCACCGGCGGTGCCGCGATCCGTTGCGCTGAAAGAACATCACCCGTAACGCAATACCTGCGCATATGATGGCGTTGGCGATAAGCAGCAGATCATGGCCTGTCATCGTCTTTTCCTCCCGGAATTAAATCGCGTGGATTATCAGATCGGTGATACAGCCAGATGCCAACCCGCACGGCGACAATGGACGCAACGAAAGCGCCGGCGGAATACACAATGCCGCGCTCGAAAGAGTCCTGAGTGATTGTCGGGATCATGCTGGCCAGCCCGATAAGGACCGATGCCGTTGGCTTGTAGAAGAGAAGACCGCAGAGAAAGCTGAGAAGGGACAGAAGAACGCGGCGCCGGATAGGATATTCAACCGCTGAGGTGACAAATATTACCGCCCCAGCGAGTGAGCCCAGCGCCACCTCTGGCGGAACTCCGGCGACGACTGCAGCCAGTGCTCCGTAGCTAAGCCCCTGATTTACAGTATCAGCGGTTAGCGTTCCTGACATGATGACCACCGTTTACTATGCATGATGAACCTCCTGAAGTTGGTAAGCTCATCATACACAATAACCCACATATGAATAAACGGTAATAATTATGAAGGGTGCAGTAACTCGATAGCTCTCTCTATGATTTCTTTCTGTTTTAAAGGATCCCCTTCGGCGGACACAAATTCATCATGAAGACCGATAACCTCTTCATCTAAAGAGTCATCACAAACTATGGCGCTATCTGCAATAAACTTGTCTCTTGCCGAAATTTGCTCAATAGTTATGTCCAGCCCTGACATCCCACTGAAATAATCCATAATTCCACGATATAAATAATCAACCTGCTTAGTGTCTGTGCCTTTCATTTCTTATACTCCATAGAGACGTAAACCAATTTCTTTTAAGGTGTTGTTTGCTACACCGTTTGAATATGTAACACGGAGATACATGGTGTTATCTACCCCACTTGCAGCGCCTTCCATTGGAAGATACCCAGGAGATGTGGACTGTACATCTGCAGAGAGTGACCATATTCCATCGCCATTAGCATGCGCAGAAACTGACGCGGTAAGAAGAACTACCGGTGCCGTCTGGTTTCCATCTACGGCCGCCATTGAAATAATATCTATCGTACATACAGAATCAGTTGCAGCCGCTGCAGCACCAACGCTAAAGTCTCCATAAGCAGTAAATCCTGATACTGCAGTTATGCTTTCTGGTATTTTATAAAGGAATGTACCAGTTGCCCCACTATTGAATTTCACAGAATTATTAGAGTTCCATGAAGATAGTGAAGTGAATGGCGTCCTTAAAATATCAAGGGGGCGTAACCATGTATACTTCCTACGCCAACCGCTAACTGTATTGTTAATCAGGTACCAGTATTTAAGGTTGGCACTTGAATCACTGATAGTGATCGAGTCTGGCTTACTTTTAAATCTGTTTCCTGTTGCGTTAGCATTTCTGAAAAAAAGTTCCTGCAGACAATTGACAGCCTTTACGTTAGAAAACAATGCGTATTTACCAGTTACAGCCAAAGCCTGATCGCAATTGTTAGCCTCGACCCCATCTATAAAGTTTGGGTTATTTGCATCATTAGTTGTTGCATCGACATAAAACGTACTGACGGCTGATTTAGCATTCCCCATTTTTATGTTTTTAACTAAACAACCCTTTGAGTTGTTAATGAGGATACCTTCTGAGGATACAGTGCGACCAAGATTAGGAACGTTGATATCTCTAATCACACAATCTTCAGTGAAGTTTGTTGCACCAAAACTACCGTTGCTTGTCCCTGCTGTGAGAGGGGTTTCAAGTGACCCTCCAGAAATTTCGATATTAGTTGAGTTTGCATAGAAAAAACCAGCATAGTAAGTGCGAACGAGATCGGCATTAATGACTCGCATGTTAATAATTTTCACGTCATAACACGAAGGCGTATTCGGCGGGACGTCAGAACCAACATTGACACCTTCAGTCCATCCACTGAATACTGGGTTAAGTATTCTGATGTGCTGAGCGTTAACACAGTTAATCGCAAATCCGCCCCAATATGTTGAGTCTGTGTAATATGACTTTATTACTGGGTTAATGAAATTAACACGCTCAGCCTGAACAAATTGCTGATTATCACGCAAATATTGCTTCTGTGCGGGATCAGTGAACGAAGCGTTAACGATCGAGCCGGGATAATTACCAGACTGATACAAGCTCCACGCCTGGTCAAAGTTAAATTCACGACTACTCCCGATTATAAACCCACCTCTACCGGTTGTTGCAGAGCGAGGGTTAATAAACTGCATAGCCCCCCTTCCCACAAACATCACCGTTGTATTCGTGTGCAGGAAAAGACAAAAATCAACGCAGTATTCATCATCAATGATGACTAATCCGCCGCCGTTATCGCGTACAGCGTTAAACATTTTCTGGAAACACAGCGAATTATCATGAGCAAATCCAATGCCACCGTTATCTGTATTACCCGCATTTGCATGGAACATTGCTGGTGTAACCATGTTTTTAACGAGATCAAATAGATTTCCTGATAACGGCATGCCAATAAGGGATGTGCCAAAATATGCAGCTAACTTTAATGCCAGGTCTGCAGTCTCTGTTTGCCCTGCAATTGCTACTGGATCACCAAAGCTATTGAACCCCTGGAGCATACCTTTGCGTATATCAACAGCAGGTAATGGCTGAACGGATGACTCTGGTACTCTCAGAGTTCTTTTGAAGAGGTCGTCAGCATGTGAACTTGAGCCAGCCACGCTTTCATCAACATACTTCTTTGTCGCTGCATCCTGTGCCTGTGACGGGTCACGAAGGTTACGAATGCGATTATTCAGTGCATCGTAGTAGTTTGCGATGAATGATGGCTTGCGCAGCGCCAGCCGCAAAAAACTGAAACACTGCTGGATCAGCATCGTCAGTTTGTCGAAAGCATCCTCGTGGACTTCGGCGAAGAACTTGCCCTGGTTGCGCAGGTCTGTATCCTGGGTAACGGGCAGCGATCGAGATATCGAAATCTGCCAGCCATTCGCCAGCGGCGATGACAGCACCACGCTGCCGCCTGAATACGTTCCCGCCCCCGTCACGCTATAGTCAGTATCGAGAGTCAGCACGGTAATGTTTTCGCTCAGGTCAACTACCTGAACCATCAAATCTGTTTTCTGGAATATACGGAAGGTATACGGGAATGATGTGGTTACGCCGTTCCCTGTGTAGTCGTTATGGTCGACTTCTGTTGAGACCGTCATGTATGAATCTCCGGCATTCGCAGCGCCCGGCGCGCCACACTACCGTCATTCTATTACCCAACAACCCATATATGAATATTACAGCCCTTGATATAAGTCATTATTACCTTAAAGGTAATCAGATACCCTCTGGAAATGTGTTTTCTCTTTTGTTATATGTATATATATACAGTATTTTTTGGAGTATTCTTAATGCCAGAGCGGTACCGTTATCCTATTGAAGAAGGTTTTGCAGAGCGCATCCATACCCCGGCAGGTGTCAGATCTCTGGTTGAGCAGTCGCAGTTAATGGAACTTTTACGTGAGATGCAAATGGACGGGCACGACGTCAGCGGAGCGGCTGCGGAACTGGTGGCGCTGGTCAACTACGTGACAAGTTCGCAGGTCTCTATGCGTGACCTGCAAACGCACCTGGATTACTGCGCGATGCAGTTGCGGCAGCAACTCAGATAGGGATTAGTGGTCGCTGTATGGTGCAAGGACGTGCCTACAAGATGATGTGTATTGCATCTTCATATCTACTCATATCGCGTAATTATTACTCTACTCATCTTGCAACCAACATGGACTGTGCGTATATTTACACCAAAGGTAGCTCAACCTTTTGTTGAATAGCAGTTACTACACCGGAGATTAAAGATGACAAAGCTTGGATTCGTTGCAAAAGGTATGGTTGAAAACCGTACTAAAGCAAAGCGTCGCAAAGCACCTGTATCTTTAGGGACTGTAGTACTGCGCGGCTCGGTTAGCGGCTCGGTTGTAGTACGCGGAACAGCCACCCTCTTTGTTGGTGAAGATGGTAACGTCATGCGCGTTACAGCTGTCCATGGGCATAGCAAAAAAATCCATGGCCGTCATAGGACGGCAAAGTTTGCGCAGCAAAAGGTTAATGCTCCGAAAATCAATATGATTTCTGCAGAGGCATCTTCTGAGCTATCCTTCCGCATGCTGAGCACTTTAGATGATCGGATGAAGGAAGAACAGTTCGATGTATTTGAGTGAGTATTGCGGAAGAATTCTACCCACAGGCGAATTCAAAAGTGATGATTTTTTAATTTCACTTAAAGAAGCCTTTAAATGTCATTGGCGTAATGGTCATCACCCCAGCTTAGGAAAAGACACTCTTTTTGAAAGGCCTGATGAAGTTCTTAATTACCACCTTAGAAAAGTTCATGTAAATATTAACCAATACGCAAATTACAATTACTCATGCACAAAAAAGTGCTGGGATGAATGGTCATATGGTTTAATAGATGAACATGGGCGCTTCAGACCTACACCAGTAAGTAACTCTTACTTGATTTATGCAGTGAATGAACATCGAGATGCTGCCTTATTAGCTTACTGGGATCCACCAGCTCATACTAAGGCTAATCAGCCTGTATGGATGGATTCAGTAATAAACTTCACTAAAGTTTTCCATGATAAAACTAATACATCGCCCTTCCCTAGAGAGAGTGACCCATGGAGCTACTCATTTAAAATTAAGAAGCCCGCATAGCGGGCTTTTTTTTGTAGATGAAATCTAAGCGCAGCGCTAAACTCATGAAGCCACGTTCAGTGGTCTACACATGGTAAGTGAAAATGAAAAAAGCATTAGCAGTGCTGTTTGTTCTATTGTCTCTGGGTTCAGCTACACAAGCGTTTGCTGGAAACTGCCAGCACGATAGCGATACTGCAGCTGACGGCTCACGTTGTGGCGGCCGTTCTGCTGACTCCCGTCCCGGCGGTCAGTGATAATTAAGGCCGCGAAAGCGGCCTATTTGTTTGTTCAGAATCCCTTCGCTCTCGTTATCACATACTGCGCATGTGTCTCAATATCTCGCAGGCAAGTACCAACACCGACGATATAGCTAAACATGGTGGTCACCTCTGCCGCCGCGCCTGATACGTCATGCCCGTCAGCGTCCAGCTGTCGCAGTAGCTTCATTAGCATTGAGTTCTGCGTCAGTCCCATCACGCCTTCTGGTGAATGGATATGATCGCGATAGGTGGACTTCAGCGGGTAGTTATAATGCTTCTGCTCAATCTGCAGTGCATCCATGATGGCCGGCATCATGCTACTGGTCATCTCCTGCGCCAGCATACGCGCTTTATCCGCCGGCGATAGCTGTTCCCGAACGTAGCGTCCGGTCTTGCGGATCTGCGGCAGAACTTCGCTGGTTACCCATTTTCGAAAACGGTATGGGATAGTGCCAGGCGTCACCGCATCGCGGCAGCGGAGGATTAGGGTGTATAGGCCGGATTCGGAGATGATAACTGATTCCTGCTCACCGCCTAGGGTGTCGGTTGAGCCGACGCCCTTCTCGTCATCATCAAGTTTACGAACCGCATCACGATGGTTTGCGATGCCAATAGCGCGGCATACATCGGATGCAAAAAACCAAGGATTGCCATCGATCATAATGGTGCGAATAGGTGAGTCGGATTCGAAATTGAAAATGGAAGGTTTGGTATTCATGGTGCTAACTCCTACTAGAAAGTTAATCACCACCGCAACGCCAATTACTGGTGGTGAACTGAACGGAGTTGGCGTACCGGCCTAGTAGGTACCGGCGTCCTTTCGGACCCCCGCCCAGCCCACCATTGAATAGGTGTGTCAGAGCGCGCGCATAAAAAAACACGCAAAGCGCGTGTCATGCGCCTACTAGTAATCCGGAACGCCAATCCCGGCACCGGATTTTGCCGATGCCCGATCACTATGGCACAAGGTTTATGCAATGTAAATTTACCAAAATGGTAATAAATCTATTCAATTCTATTCTATTCATGGCAGGCCGCAGTTGCGGCCTTGTTGATGAATTACGAGCTAATTTCTTTAAACCTTCTCAACTTCTTAGAAAAGAATATATAAACTATTGTCAGGATGTATGTTATTTCAGCGCCAACTACTCTTGGCACCGCTGATGATGGCAATGAAAATCCATTAAGTGACAAGTAGATAACTACACCATCAAGAATCATAACGATAATCAAGCAAAAAATCATGGTTAACAGAGAGGATTGGCCACCTCCTTTACTATTTATCGTATATGCAACAAATGCTATTAATATCATTTGTAACCCAACGATTGGGCCTATAATTCCTTTTGCTTGGAAAACAAAACCGAAAGCTGACATTAGCTTAAGAACTAAAAAAAAGCTTAAAATGACAGCGATTATTGGCCTTTCAGTTTTAAATATATTCATTTAGTTACCTACTGCTTTCCCTAAATCTGGCGCTCTACGTGGCGCTGTAGCGCCAGGCTCCCACCAGCTCGTTGTGTTGAATTCCCGCTGCGCGCGGTCCCTTACCCTGTCGTTGTAGCCTGGGTTTGCCATCTCCTGAAGCTGTTGCAGGATCAGGTGATTGGTAATGGCCTTAGCATACCAGAGGTTGGCAAACGGTGTGATCATGCGAGCTGTCTTGAGTGCATCCGCTCCGAATGAGGTTTCCTCCCCCTGAAGGGCCTTCTGGGGGTTGGTGATGAGAAGCTTGGTTAACTGTTCAGCAAAACTCAACACAGGCCCACCTAATGTTGCCCCAATGCTTGATCCATACTGCGTATGGTCCTGGAACAGGAAATCGCCGTAGATACCGAATGAACCACCTTTCAGGAGCGCCTGTATCCATGTCGTTGGTTTGGTCATATCGAGAGGGTCATTTCCGGTCAGCAGGCTGTTCATCTGGTTGGCGAACATACCGGCCAGCGTCGTGCCAGCAATATATGATGCCAGGAATTTAATAGCGGGCACCGTATCAAGATCTTTTGAACGATTGACCAACTGACGGAAGCCGGCAAACGGAGTGGTTTTGAAGAGCATAAAGCTCTTTAACAACTGACCAGCATCGTCGCGGGCGTAGGTATCCAGCCCTGTTGCTGTCGTTACTGCGCTGGTCATTTCTCCGTGGGTGATACCCAGCAATTTCTGTGCGGCTTCAGCGCGGGCATTACGCACCATGCGCGTGATAGCCTGCTCAGCTTCTGCGTCGAATGCTTCTTTCATGCGCTTCAGGCGTTCAGGTGGGAGATCGCCCATGGCTGCCAGTGCCGTATCACTACCGGCACGCACCTGGGCAATACGGTCTGCCATAATATTGGTGATGGTCTCATCCGGAACGGCGTAAATTGCGTCAGGTGTCATGCCCATATGCCCGGCAGTTGTCATTGGACGCAACTCTGCAGCCGCCATGATAGCCCAGTCCTCATTGCTCCATCCTTTACTTGCCAGAATGGTTTTATCGGAACCTTTAACATCATCCAGCGTTTTAAATTTGCGGGTTAATTCACCTATGTTTTTATACATCAGCAGGCCAAATGACGCCTTGTTTGCCCGGTCCATTGCAATTAGGCCGGACCACTTCAGGGTTTTCTCAGCAAACCATCCGGTAATACCGCGAGACAGATCAAAACCGCCCATCTTCGATACGACAGCGGCATGAGAGTCCACCAGCAGGCCCAGCTCTGCGTTAGCCTTTTTGGCGTCCCCGCTGAACAGATTACGGATTGTATTTGCAGACAGGCGCATGCCGTCACGGGTAAAGCCAAGCGCCTGCGCATTGGCGCGCATAATGGCCTGATCGCTTGTCGCCGTCAGTACGCTGGTACCAAGCATGGCACTGGTCATCAGGTTTCTCAGGCCGCCGACAGCAGACGTGAACACGCTGGATGAGGCTGCACCATTCAGACCGGCCATAGAATTGAACATACGAGCAACTAATTCGGCTTCATCTTCCATCTCTTTTTTGCGTTTACCTCCCGTTACTGCTCGCTTATAAATGCGGTCCAGCACCAGAGAAAAGTTGCGGGAAGCATCCGGGCCGAAAGCTTTAACGACACCCAGATCACGGGATGATGACTGCAGGTGTGACATCATTACGCCAGCCACTGGCTGCTGGGTATAGCGCTCCATGTATGCGAAGTGCGACTGAGCATCCTTGAACGCCATCACCCTGCTCTGGGATCCGCGGTTCTTTATGCCACCGGTTCCCATAAAAGCGCCTGGCTCTATTTTGTTGGCACCGTCGGTAGCTTTGGTTTCAAAAATGGCCTCCAGTGCCTGCCGATACTCGATATCATTCATCGGACTGCCGTCCGGATTAACGTAATTGCTACGATCCTGCGTGTTGTAAACGTCATCCACCCATGCCTGGCGCGCAAACTCAATCGGCGGCTGGCGGCCGGAAAGTCGCGCCTTAGTCTGTTCTGCCACCGGCAACGAGGCCAGCCACTCATCCCGCCCGGCGTTGCGGATGAAATCAGCGTCGTCCACATACGGCAGGTGCCAGTCGTCGCGCAGGCCGATATCAAACCCATTATCATTCATTTCCTGTCTGGCCCGGCTGGTGACATCATTCCATACTTGTGCGATTTTCTTCGCCTGCGGGTTCCCTGTGTCCTCGCCGTATAACTCTTTCAGGATCTGGAACTGTGCCGACTTTGCCGCCTGCTGGTCGAACAGACTGCGGAAACGCTGCTCCCCGAGCGCCTTGCTCTGCTCAAAGAATTTGCGGACATCATCACCGGCTTTGAGCAGTTCAGCGCTGAGCTGTCGTGACCAGTCCTGATATGCACCGGTTGCCAGCTCCTCGGCAGATGTAACGTTGATATCAGGATCATCCCCAAATATTTTGGTCCGCCGACCGGCAAAGATAAACTGCTGCAAATTAGCCGGTGTCTGTTGTTCTGGCGGGATATTGGCATCCAGGGTATCCGTTACCTTACTGATGGCTATCGCGTTCTGTGCGACGCGCTGGCGCTTCTTATAGACGTCATGCACTACACGCTGGCGCACAAGATCGGCGGCCTCCATATATGTTTGGGCGTCAGGGATCCCGGATTTTCCCTCCCGAGCGTTTTTCCGGTGAACGTCGCGCACCGCCTCTTTAATGCGGTCCTCGATATTTTTCAGCTCGTCAGCCTTAGGCTGGCGGCCCAGCGTCTGGGCAATGGCTTCAACACATGCCTGTTTCATTATGGATACCTCAGGAAGCACGCCGCAGCAACAGAGTAGACTTTAGACTCAGCCTGCACGGTCTTTATTTGTTCATCGAAATCAGCCAGCACGTCGGATAGTTTCGTTGGCTGACCGGTATCAGGATGAGTAATAGTCAGATCCGGGTTAGTATTCGCCATGTCGCGAGCTGCCAGCAGGTCATAACTGTTTGATGAAATAGCCTGGCCTGTATCGGGATCCACGCTGACCTGTGCTCCTGATTCGTCTGCTGCCGTGAATGCACTTTCCGCCCGCGGCGCCGGAGCTTCTCCAGCAAGTTCTGACGGCGTTTCATACCTGACACCATTCTCTTCGAAAACCTGCTGCATTGCATGGTACTGCTCGTTTGCTGATTCCAGCATGCCGGGCCGAGCCGGACCGTCCAGGCCGCGCGCCATCATCCCGACGTTAACCGGCTGGCCGTCATTGAGTTGCCGGTACGCTTCGTCCATGGCCGCCACATGGCTGTTGATGCTTTCGTTGCTGGCGTGCAGGACAGGAGCCGATTCCAGATCGTAATACAGCCCTTCATTCAGCGTGTGAGCTGCATCGATGTCGCTCGGCTTTATGGCAGGAATATCTGGAGCTGCGGCCTGTTCGGTCACAGGCGACTGAGCATCAGAGCGCAACGGTGTGCCGGGAGTATCAGTAACTGGTGCGGAATCTGTTATCTGGGATGGTTCTGCGGTTGCGTCAGGAACGCTCTGCACTTCCGCAGCCGGGATCGGCGCTTCTGTATCAGCTGGAGGGGGAGCGTCGGCATTACGCGCAGCAAGGTGATGAGCGCCACCAAAGGCGCCGCCCAGCACAGCATCCACCAGCATCGCCTGCCCGTCGAATACCCGGTACTGCTTCGCCATCTCGGTGTAGCCTTTTTCCTCCAGCGTTTCGCCTACTGAATAACGGTTCAGGCCTCCGAACCCAGTGTTAATAGCCACACCAGAGGCGATGCGCGTTGCCAGAGTGGTACCGATGGCAGCAGGCAGGGCCATGCCCGCAGCGTTGAACAAGCTCTGCTGCGTTGCTAGGTTACGCGCCGTCGACTCGTCTACCCCCTTCCCTTTGAAATCCTGATAGGACTGCTCATACGTTGAGCTGAATGCTGTAGCGGCGCCTACGGTAGGACCGCCGATAATGGTCGCACCGATGGCCGGCACGAACTGCCCGAGACCGTAGAGCACCTCTGCTGCTGTGCCCTGGCTCCCTGCATCCGGCTTCACGTATCCGCGAGCATCCTGCAACTGTTTGCCGATCGTGTCGTAAGTGTCATTCAGCGCTTTATCAGCATCCGGGAACATCACCCGGAAAATATTGACCGTTGGCGCCACATCTGCAGTGAATGCCGGATCGCTGATGAGTCGCTTACTAAAACCTACAGCTGATTGCGCGAGGCCGAGAGTTCCTTCCGCCACGCCGCGCACCGGAGCAGCGATCGAACCCTGGAAAAATGTCGGCTCATAGTCTTCAGGCCGTGCAGGGTTAGCCACCGTTTTATCGTCTGTCCACGCCTGGCCTTCCGGGGCCAGAGAAAATACATCAGCCATTATTCTACCCTCACGACGATAGCTTCATTGGTTTTCGGATCCGTCGCCCAGCGCCCGCTGCCGCTTACCAGCCGATACTGGTTATTTCCGATATTGACCGGTGTGAAGTTTGACGCTGCGTTGACGTTCAACCCGGCATCTTTCAGCGCCTGCTGCGCAGATGCAGTGTATCGGTCCTTGAAAGTGGATTTGTCCATGCCGAATGGCATTACCACATCACCGCCATTAAAGCCCTTGTATACGCCTCCAGTGGCGTACTGTGCTGCTTTATCAACGACGTCAGAGTTGGCTGCATCCGTGCGAGTCATGGAAGCGTCACCAGACTGATAAGCGATCCCGGCGTAAGCTGCTTTGAACAGGTTATAACTGAGTTGGCGCGCCTGCGGGTTATTGGCGAATGCGTTACCTACCTGATCGTCGAATGCGCGTTTCAACTTATCTTCGCTCGGCAACTGGACCGGAGTTATGCCAGCATCTTTCATCGCTTTGGTTGGATTAAGCAACTGATCACCTGCCAGGATCACCTTCGAAACGTCGTACTTGTTCATGGTCGGCTTGTAACCAATGAACTGGCTGTAGGCGATGGATGGTTTTTTATTGTCATACTGGTTATCCGGCGTGCCTAGCAGTAGTGCAGAATAGGCTGTAGCTGGATTATTCGGCGCAATGGCAGATGCAACCTGGCGCATTGCCGGGGCCGGTAAGGTTTCCCCCATACTCTGCAACAGGCTAATAGTCTGGTTTACGTCTTTGGTTCCGCGCACCTGCTCAGACAGCGCGGCCGCCTCTTCGCTGGACAGTATCGGCGCATTAATCCCAAGCGCGCGCAGGTTCTCCTGAGAAGAATACCGGTTGGCGACCTCTGCCGTTATGTTGTTCGGGTTGTTGCTGGCTATCGGTTTATATGCCCCGATCTCCACCGCAGCATTGAACGGATTATTCTGGCGTTGGCTGATCACCTTCGTAGCAGCAGCCGACACCTGGTCGAATAATTCCGCCCGCGACGCATACCCTTCCCCGGTCTGTTCCGGCGTCGGCTCAAATTGTTTGACGTAGGCGGTGATGCTGCTGGTCGGCATGTTGCGGAATGAGCCAATATATTGACCGGCGATCTGCGTATTTTTGAACTCAGTGTATCGCTGGTTTCCCTCCCGTACGCCGTAGGCAGCCATAAAATCAGCTTCGCCAGGCGGGTTTGGAAACTCAACGCCGCGCATGTAAGCCGCAGTCGCGTCGCGTACTTGTCCATCGATCGCGGTTCTGTACTCCGCCTGCTGCTGACGGCGGATCTGGTCAGCCTGGCGCAGGAAAGTCGCCTGTGCTTCAGGCGACGCAGCGTCGAATGCCGCATTTCCCGTGTAACGTTTATTGCTGCTTGGCAACTGAGAGAGGCCCAGCGCCGCGCTGACGCCGGTTGATAGCTGGTCAGGGCTGTATGGTTGCGTGCCATTTTCATGTTTAATGATGGCGGCACAGAGCGCCTGCAGCGTATCAGGGTTTGATGCGTCGAGCGGCTGGTTAGCAGTGACGCCGAGCTGCGCGCAAACCGCTTTGATGTATGCTGCCGTATCATTGTTGTCAGACGGCGGCGCCCAGCGGTTGATGATCTCGCCAACGGTATCAATCCCCTGCCGCTGGTATGAAATCAGGTTGCGCCCCAGCGCGCGGATCCCGTGTTCCGGGGTTTCGAATTTTGCAAAACGTCCATCACTGCCGGTCTGCCCTACCCATGGGTTTGATGAGCTGGCTTCGAGGTTTCCCGGGTTGTTGTTTCGTACCCCGCGAGGACCATCAGCAGCTGACTCACCGCCGCCAGCAACAGCCCGGCGTGAACCGGCTACCGTGTCGCTCAGCTCACCGTTGCTCTGAATGAAGCCGATCGCGTTATTTGCTGACCACTGAGAAAGCGCGCCATCTGCGACCTTCTCTTTAAATTCTACCTTTTTGGCTTGTATCTGCTCGTCACTCCAGCCATGCGCTGCACCGAAGCTTTCTATTTGCTGAAACGCCTGCTGGTTAGCCAGCACATAGCTGCCATTATCGCCGTACATCGACGCCGCTGTTTTGGCGCCGGTGGTCAGCGTTGCCTGGAACTGCCCTTCTTCGTATGCATTAAGCTGGCCGATCTCATGCCGACCGGCCTGCGATGTAAACTGAATGCGCTGCTGCTGCACCTGCTGCAGGAAACCCTGGCGGGAAGACTCCGGCAACTGCATCGCCAGCTCCTGCGCTTTTGCGTCAAACAGCTGCGTGTACTCCTGCCCCTTACCGAGGGCATTTTTACCCTGCAGGTTGAGCAGGCCATTCTGCGGGTTGGTCATCAGGTCGCTGGCTGTCTGCGTCAGTTGCAGTGATGCATCCTGCGACATTGCCACATCGGCGCGCTGTTTAGCCTGGCCGAATACGTCAAGCGCCTGACTACCCACATTCACCAGCGCATCGCTGATGTTTGGCTGAGCTACGGCCTGAAATCCTCCGGTCTGCACGCCGCGGCTCTCAACCTGGCGACCGGTGACGGTTGGTACAACTGGCATAATTGTCTCCTTATCGACCGGTTATTGTGCCAACTGCGGCAGAGATAGGGGCTGCATTACTCTGCGTGAACGGGCTCCAGGTGCCGCCGAATGCCTGGTATGCGCCATAAGCTTTCAGTGGGGCCGTGAGCAAAGTTTGTGTAACTGCTGCGTTGGACTGACTTTTTGCTGCATTCCCTTCTGCGATCGCATTCATTCCCTGTACCTGATAACCGTAAGCCTCACGCTGAGCGTTATTAACCGTCGTCAGAGCATCCAGCGTGCCGAACTGGGCTGTATCTCCGAAAATGTCCAGAGCGTTGCCAGAGGAAAGATCCGCGCCGGTCGCTCCCATGGTAGCTGCCTGCGTCCCGGCTGCCTGCCGGTTGCGGCGGCGCACCTCTTCGGCCTGAATATTGCCTCGGTTAACAGCATCCTGCGCCTGAGTTTCGGCGATATCAGCATTCTGGTTCGCAACCGACTGAGCATATTTACCTTGCTGGTGCTGGTTGTATGCCTGCATTGCTGACATCGCAACCATGGCGACACCTACGGCAACTGGTCCGCACATTATTTTCTCTCCATATAGAAGCGGTGAAACGGTATCCCCTGCACGCCATACGGCGCCGGGTCTTCCAGGGTAAAGCCAAGCCAGTGGAGCCACGCTTTGGCGACGTGGTTGCGTGCATCAACATAGTTTTCAAGGTGCGGATAAGCGATCAGCATTGCACTGACCACCTTTCCGCAGCGACGCAGAAAAGTACGCTGGTATTTTTCCAGATCATCCGTACCAACAAGCCATGGGAGGCCGGCGCCGCCAATCATAGATTTAGGCGCAACGCCGAAGACAGTTACCACCCGACCATTGATCAGGCCTGCGCAACAGAATGTTGATGTACGTAACCCGCACTCCAGGACGCGGGCAGCACTCCAGCCATTAGTGGCGGCAAACTCCTCGATGTCGGCCTGGCGAACGCGGGGGATAATTTCAGCGATGTGCGCTGCGGTGGCCGGGACTATCTGAGCGTTAATCATCAAAAGCCTCCCACGGTGATACGGGGGATCACCGCCAGCACCGAGAGGGGCAGCGGGTCAGTCTGACGGATTTTTACCCGTCCGTTTTTATCCCAGTTGCTGTCGAGTTTGACCTCAACCTTTCCTGTGGCGTCGTCAACCGGATCGTCGTAAAACTCGAATTCGCGCTGAGGGTATTCGTACCACTGGCCACCGGGCGTTGATGCCCAGATTCCGCGGCTGGCGTTCACCACTAACGTTACGGTATTGATAAGCTGTTTCTTATCGAGCAGCGTCTCCTGACCGTTAATATTGATGTCCAGGGTTTCAAACTGGGCGTTAATCGGCAGGCCGATGTGGACCACGGCGCCGGGCTTTTCCAGCGTAACAGCGCCGCCGGTAACAACCTTCTGCGGTTCCACGCTGGCATCCGACAGGATATTGACGGTCTGCCCTTCGAGGTGATCGAGTCCGGCGAATGTCTGCCTGGCCATATACCAGTTAGTGGTGGCGGTGTTGCGCAGGACAGGAGGAATATTCCGGTTTGCCGTCACAGTCACCGAGTTACCGCTTTCCACCGAAATAATGTCGCAACGCAACTGCATGGCTACATCGCTGCCATCGTCCGGGTCGCTGCCGGTGTAGGGGAATTGGATCTGCGCGCCAACATCACCTGCAGTGAAATAGCTGCTGCCGCTCATCGTCAGGGTATACGGAACCTGATAACTCCAGTCGCCGCTGCCGCCGCTGATAGTTGCCGCCCGGCTACCGGTATTGCGCCCGTCATAGGTCAGGCCGCTGTCGACAAAGAAAGCGTCAAGGTCATCGGTAAACTGGCGGCTCGCTAGCCGCTCGATGTAGCGTTTCGTCTGGCCGTTGATGGTGCGGTTAACCACGAAATAGATCGCGTCTTCGCTACCTTCACTGATGCCGCACGTGCTTTCATATTTCCCGGCGCTGGATTGTGGAGACCAGGCGAAAACCTGCTGATCACGCAGATAGGTCAGCACCAGCAATTTGCCGTCGTCACGCACGCAAAACGCGCTGGAGAACGGGACAATACAAAATGCCCAGTCGACAATGCTGCGTTTCTGGAAAAGGTGATTGGCGAGGATAGTCAGGTCATTACCCTGGAAGCCGTCAACATCAAACGAGTAAGCCAGATCCCGCACCACGCTACCCTTTTCCTGGATAAAGAGCGCGATATTAGAAACGGCGATGGGCGGCACATCGCTGCTGCCATTGGAGCCCTGAGAGCTCAGGGAGAACGCCGACGGCGTAAGCACCTTATTCTGGTCGCCGGTCACAACAAACTCACCGCCGGAAGTCAGAACAACCAGCGAACCGACATCGATAAGGTGGCGGATCTCGTTAACCTGTCGCCCGGCATAGGTATAAACAATCCGATCATCATCCTGAATCGGGTTATTTTTGCCGAAGTCTTTATAGTCACCGGTGCGGCTGGCCCAGATTGTTTGCGGGTATGCAGGAGATGCAGCAAAGTACAGCCGCTGCTGGTAATAGACCACCGTCGCCGGGTAGCCATCCACACTATTCCAGGCGTACCGCGCCCACTTATAGCTGGCCTTGTCGACGCCCACCGCATTTTCAGGTACTCGCGAGACAACATCTGCGGTTGCAGTAAGCCCGTCACCGGCGACGGCTGTGATCCGCACAATGCCGAAACCACTATGCAGATACTCCCACTGCACGCCGGTATCATCATCGCCGGTACCGCCCCAGCCATCCCAGGACATACCCTCTGTATGTGATGGCCTCAGCGTTCCGGTTTTGCCTGCAGTGTTGGCACGATAATAGTTACTGTCCGCGCGGCGAATATCGTCAATGCTGGTATCTTTGCTGGTCTCCCAGACGGGAACAGAATCGACCGCCGGCTGCTCGAGATAGAACAGCTTTCCGACTTGCTCAGCCCCGAATATGGCCGAGCTCGCAGTAAGGGTAATTGTCCCGGTGGTAGCGCTGGCATAAACGGTTACTGATTCGTCGACGTTGATATCTTCAAACGGGCCGTTGGTAGTCTGAACGTCAACGATCTGCCAGTTGTCATGCGCGTAACGGCGCAGCTCTTTAGGCGGGTAGGAAGGATGCACGATCGTCATTACGTCGGCGCTTTGCGTGAACTTCAGGCCGAAAACATCATTTTCTGTATACGGCGTGGCCAGCTCGTAAATCACATCGCCGGTGGTCAGCACCAGGCCGCCGTCTTTGATGACGCGCATGTAATTGTGACCAAACTCCAGCGCATAGGTCTGCACCGTCGAAAACTGGAAAGGTATCAGGCGACATTTGCGATCCGGGTATTTCGCCGCAGCGATGAACTGTGTGCCGGGTCGGTTCTCTACCCCGCCATACTGCCGGACAATGAAGTTGTCGCACTTGCGCAGCGCCACCTGGTACTTGGCCATATCGATGCGGCCATACAATGATGGTGCAATCTCGCCACCAGAAAAGCTCGGTTGTATCCAGCTAACAGCCATCAGCACATCCTCGCTACGGTAAACTGATCGTCCGGCAACTGCGGCTCCTGCGATTCATTCATGCTGTGAGAGCCTGCGCTGAGGATGATACGGCTGTACATGTTCAGCGCGTTATTGCCGAGGTCGGCATTACCGGTAATCACCATGTTGATTGCCGCCGCAAGTCTCCAGGAAAGAGCCTCCTGGAAGATGGAATCGAACATGTTCACGTCGGTGATGCGGGCAACATACCGAAGCCAGGCCTGCGGAAGATCGGTGTAAATCAGGCGCCCCGTGCCGGCGCTGTCCGCGCCGACCACGTACTGCACGCGCATAGCAGCCGTTGGATACCGTACGCCAGGTAGCGGGATCTCAATAATACGGAGGCAGTCAGTGGGATAGGTATACGCATAATCCCAGTCCTGCGGCGGGTTGTTTGTGTCAGCCAGCGCGATATTCTTGGTCGCAAAATTCCAGTCAAAATCGGCCAGGACAGCATCACGAATCGACTCATAATACAGGGAGCATTGCCCGGCTTCTTTGCTCGCCTCGGTCAGGCTGTTAATGCTGCGGTTGTTGCCGATATTGCTCAGCGCCCGGTTGCAGATCTCAATGACAGAGGCCATTATTCGCCCCCTTCACCGTAAAGAGTCTGTGCGGCCGTCTTAGGTGCCTCACCCGAAACAGGCGCCAGAGCCATATCGGTAATCTGCAGATCCGCGCTGCGGAAAGTGCCATCATCACCTTCACGGGCAGAAATGCCTTTGATCACCGCTTTGGCAGTAATCATCACTTCCGTACCGACGTTTTGCGGCTGAGCCTTCAACTTGTTCAGCGTGTCGTTATTCAGGGTGATGCACAGTCCCCACGGATATTCGTCGCGGGTTTTAGTCTCGCCGCTTTCATCCTGGTAGCTGTCGGTGCCGGTTTTGAGATTGACCATTTCCATAGAACGCTCCTACAAGAAAGGGGCCTAAGCCCCTTGTTTTATTCCGAGGCTCAGACGCCTAAATCTTTTCGCTTCTCTGCGATTTTCTCGCGGAGCGTTTCTGCTTTGGTGTTGTGATGAGGTTTCTCGTTAAAGAGCAGTTCATACTCTTCGCGGAGCTTATCCAGATCATCATCAGGATCCGCATCGTTCAGCGGCTCAGAAACCGCCTTAACCGTTGCTGATGCCTTGCCTTTAGATTTGGCCTTTGCCTTGGCTTCCTTTGCCGCATCGTTCAGCGGCTCAAGAGCGCTACCAGGCTCGCCGTCATATTCAACCTCTGAGCCTTCCGGCCACAGATTTCTGTTGATATGTGACAAGCGAAGAACGCGGTATTTTGCTTTTTCACCAGACATCGATTTCCCCTTAGCCTGTCACTTTGGAGCGGATCGGATACGGCGTGTTTGCATCCACATCCAGATTAATACCGGAAGTGAACGCGCCAGCAGTAAGCGGGCCGGTTGCCACGGAATAGTTCACGCGCAGATAGCGGAGAACGCCCGCCGGGACTTTCGCCGACACAATGCGCTTACCGGCAGTGAGTGCCGACAGAGCCTGCGCACCGCTGTCATACAGCGTTGTCCATGTGCTGTTGTCCGGGCTGGTCTGCAATTGCACGTTGACAGTAGCAGCGCCAGCAGCGGTTGCGGTGGTGGTCACCAGCGCCCAGAATTCCAGCGGATAACCAATACCGATATCGCGGCGGGTACCGTCGATTGGGCCAAGGTCGATCACATCAGTTGAAGCAGCAGTAGCCGTAACCGCCTGCGCTTCGGAGAACATCAACAGTTTGTCGAGGATCATCTTTGTCTCTCCAGTTAGCAGCCCGTCCCCGGGCCGCTGGTTATTGTCAGGGGTTAAACCACGCGAGCTTCGGTTTCCAGCAGCGCATCGGTTTCGCGAATCGGAACACCGCGGAAGCTGGTCCACCATTCCCCTTCTGTCTCTTTAACGCTCAGCGCCAGAGAGGCTTTATCCAGGGACTGGAGGTCAAGCGCCTGCGCCACGGTGCGGTTCATGTAGAAAACTGGTTTCCCCATGCCACGGTTAGGGATGCGGTGCAGTGCTTTTACCATCAGGCTTACGATATTTGCGGCCGCCGCCGGATCAGACAGATCGCTCACATCGATGTTTGCGATGCGCACAACATAGCGCCAGTCGCGAAGAGTCAGACCGTTATCCCACTTATAGTGAGTCCGGTAGCCTTCATACTGGCCGCCATTGGCATCTTTAAGGGTCTGCTGGCCCTTATCTTCCATCTGCAGGCCAGCCTTTTGACCCTTCGGAAAGATGCCGTGAACCGTGTTTTCACCCCATACAACGAGCCAGATTGAGGTGTTATCGGTACCGGTGCCGCCAGCATCGATGATGTTTTGCCCGTTACCTGCTGACTTGCTGGAGTAGCGAGAAGACAGGCCCATGAACTGCTGCGGGTTAACGCTGGAATCACCATAGAAAAGCGTCTGCGCCATCTGCTGGTTCATGGCTTCAATGAAGGCGCGGTCTTCTGACAGGCGGAATTCGGCAGTATTGCCATTCAGATCTGCCAGTGATTTATCAATTTCCGCGTAGGTTTCCAGCATGCCAACGGCATCGGTTACCTGCACAGTCGTCGATTTGCTCGGCTGCACGCCGTAGTTCAGCAGTCGCCAGGTTGCCGACGGCAGGCCTGAGCGGATAGTGGTACGGTGACCGGTCGGCAGGTTGCCTTCAACGATCAGCATGTCCTGCAGGATTGGGTTGGTCTGGGAAAGGAGCTCGATAATTTTATCGACTTTCCCGTTCGGGTCGATGCGCTTGCCCCAGTCTGCCAGCGTCAGCGCAGTTAAGCCTTTAACAGCCATGGTTATATCCTCTCTTATTTGCCATAGAGCACTTCGGCAGCACTACGCTGGCCGCTTTCTTTGCCAGTAATCACGCCATCTTCCGACATCGCTTTACCGACCTTAATGAATGCCTTCACCAGCTCCGGATGGTTACCCAGTCCAGTGCCGTCCAGATATTCGCGAAGCTCGGGAGTACCGAACTGATCAAGTGCGCGCTGCGCTGCGCTGAGGTTTGCCGTCAGCTTGTCTCCGCCTACTTCCTTATCGGCCTTAACGTCAGCGGCCCACTGCTCGGTTTGCGCCTGCCAGGCTTCTGTCTGACGCTGCTGCACACCGGCAAGAATTTTCGGGTATGCATCAACCAGCTTCTGCGCCTGCTCATTGGTCAGGTTCAGATCACGGGCAACCGGTTCGAAGTCCTTCAGCGCTTCGGCGTCCAGCTCGACACCTTCGCCTGCCTGAAATTCGTATTTCTCCGGCGCGCCTTCCGGTTTCTGTTCGTCCTTCTCTTCCGGTTTTTCGCCGTCTTGTTTATCGGCCTTATCGTTCTGCTCTGCGCCTTCATCGGCAGGCTTTTCGCCTTCCTGTTGCGCAGGCTCTGATGCCGGAGTAGAGGGGTCGCCAGCAGGTGCTGCAGGTTCAGATGCCGCCGGCGCCGTGCCACCATCAGCTGGTTGCTCATTGCAAAGGCGGCGATACAGCAGGCGCTCAAATAGATTCATTGGTTATCTCCTTAAACCGGGATCGTTTTGGCTTTCAGCTGCGCAAGAACAGCGTTCAGCGTTGTACGAAGCGCCGCAGCATCCGCAAGAAGCGCGTTGTACTTCGTCACCAGGTCGTTATGGTCAACAAGAAGTCCGGCAACATCGGTTGCAGCAGAAGCTGTATCTGCCGTTGCAGTGGCAGCCGCTGCCGCCGCAATAGAGGCGCCAAGCTTTACGCCGCCGTAATCAGTCGTTGTCGGCGCGCCAATTACCGCCGCCGCCGGATCGGGAACCTCGACAACCTGCCTTGCGCCATTCAGACGAACTACACGCTGGGTTTGTAACTGGCTCATTTGGTTTCCTCATTAGCCTCTGCGGCCATCTTCAGATACTGATCCGGGCAGTGCGCCATCACGCGCTGAAACAATGCCAGCGCCAGGTTGCGCTGCCCTTCGTTGAAAGCTGTAACCTGTGGGTCGCCGGCAAAGCAGGCTGAGAACACTTTCCCCTGCTCCAGAACAGCCCAGATAACCCGGCGGCCCTGCGCGCTATCCATCACGAAACGGATGTCGTCGATGTCGCGCTGTAGAAGGATTTCCTTCTTGCGTGCTGATTCAGCAGCTAACTGGTCATCATCAAAATCTGTCATTGCTGACCACCTGCAGGAGCGCCTGCTGCGTTAGAAAGTGCAGTGAGAACGCTAGGATCTGCGGTCTGCGCTTCGCTGAGTGTCTTGGCACCCTGCGCGGCGGCCATACCCATTGCCATCGCCTGCTGCTGCTGTTGCTGCTGCGCGCGCTGCTGGCGAATCTGCTCAACCTGCTCTTGCGGTACGATGACCGTCGGAGATACGCCGGACATTTCAGCGAAGGCATCGATAGCCTGATCAACATCAAGCTTGTCGAGTGCCTCAGGCTTGGCCTGTGCAAGCTGGCCAATAAAGCCAACGGTGGATGACAGGCTGGATAGCCCGATAGATTTCTGCGCCTGCGCCATAACAGAGATGTATTCGATGCGTAGCGGCATACCCTGCAGGACGTCAGGCGGAGGCGGGAGAAGGTTCTTACGCGCCATGATGGAGAAGGTGCGATCGATAAGCGGGTTCAGGCATTCATCATTCAGACGTTCCAGTACCGGGCCCAGCATCAGTAGCTTCTCTTCTTTCATCTCGATCACTGCTTCAACCGGCATTGAGCGGGTATTGATGTTCTGCAACATCATGAAGAGGTCGACAAAGTAGGCGCTGTTGATGATCTGCCGGGTATCCTGGATATCGGCGAGCAGGTCGGCGGTATTCGGGTTAACCAGATAGGCGGGCTTAAATCCGTCCTGGCCGGTGACCTGATCGATGTATGTGATATCGCCAGGCAAAAGAGAAACGCGCTGATTCTTAAGCGATGACGGGCCTACCATCGGCGGGTTTGTCGCTTTATCGATGAGCTGACTCTTGCGCTTCTGCTCCAGTTGCAGGGCCTTAACCTGCCCCAGCGCAATCATGCCCGGGCAGGAAGAACCGTAAACGTCCTCGCCGTTGACTTCCCAGCGTGGCGCCATGATGGGGAATTCATCGAAACCCGACTCACGCAGCACTTTGTCGCTGTCGCCGCCTACCTCGTAATAAACCGATTTTACCGGCTTATTTTTGCTGTTGAGCTTGGCAGTATCGCGGTCAATGTTCGGATAAACGGCGTGAATCACCTCGATCCAGCTTTCGTAACTACCTGCATCCCACAGACTTTTCACCGAGGTGCTGACATTCTTCATGCCGAATTCCATCACCAGCTGACGCACAGTCATTGAGAACTTACGGAAACAGGTATCAACGCTGCCGCGTGCGGAGTTAGCCATGTAGTAACTGCCGATCGGGAACATCATCGTGCGGATAACATCGCTGTCGTCTTCAAGGACGGCCATCGCGCCGGTGCTGTAATTCCCGAGGCTTGCGTAAAGCAGAGGTAAAGACTGATAAAGATTCGACTTGTTGAACACTTCATTCATGCGGCGCTGGACAACTTCAAGCCAGAGCTTGACCGGGCCATAGTCCATCATGTCAGGGTCAGGCGTTGCCAGCTTGAACCATGGGCGCGCCGGTGAGGTGATCCCAGACATCATCCCGCTCGACAGCGTGCGAGCTGACAGTGTGGCTGTGGGATCAACAATTTTGGTATTGCGGCGGTCATCGCGGTTTACATCGGTGACCAGGAAACGGGAACCACGCGGATTGATGAAGTCGCTCAGTTCGCGCCAGTGCGGTTCGAACGATGAGCGATCATTGGTGAGTTGAGCCTGCTGTTTTTGCAGTTGCTCTTTCAGGGTTTCCGCTGCCATTCCCCGCGCTCCTGTTACTGGCCGAGCAGCGTTTTACCGCTGGTGTTGGCTGTTGAAGTGTCACCCTGGGCACCAGTGAGCAGAGTCGATGCTCTGCCTGCGGCGGCACGGCGGCGGCGGGTTTCTTCATCACGGGAATCGACTACGGCCTGATCCTGCTCCTGCGGTGCTGCCTGAATCTCTGGCGCTGCGGGTACAGATGGCGAACTTCCGATGCACATAGCGATGCTCCATACGCGTTTAAATTATTACCAATTTAATCACATATGATTTATTTAGCGTAGTGTATTGACTTTATGAGATGCAATTATTACCTTTAAGGTAATTAAACGGTGTATGGCACATGCATCGCGGCATTATGTCGAAGCGGTCCGGCGGGGTTCCTTGATATTCCTACCCCCGAGCGGGTAGCCGGAATGTGCAAGCCAGTGAACGGTATGCACTGACAATGGATCCACCATCCAGGCGATACGGTGTGACACCTCGGAAGAGACGAGGATGCAACAGGTAAGAGCATTTCAGGCACCATCTTATGCACTCCATTTGAATGAGTGCATATGGCAGGAATGCTCTTTCCGTTGTGGTTTTTCAGATGCTAGTTGGTTCGGTTGCGGCGGATACCAAGGCGACGACGGAAATGCTGACGCACAGCACCACAACCCAATCACGCCTCAGGACCGTGATGCAGTACCAGTGTGATGCAGTCTTGGCGGTGGCAGTAGTTATCCCACTTACTGACCACCGCCCTTTTTACAGCAGGACGCCATTGCGATGACTTCATGCTGTAAACCCTGTGACACCCAGCCAAGGATGGCACCCCTCATTGCTTCCATTTAGCCCGGTTCGCCGGGCATTTTTTTAAGGTGAAAATCATGAGTGACAAAGATATCGAGCAGCAAATTCAGGCCAAAGGCTTAACAGCACCACGAGTTACGCCAGATCTTATTGAGAGTCTTATCCGTTCAGAAGTTTATTTCTCTGGCACCGATGGTGCTAATTCTCCTGGTGCGCGCGTTAAATCTGAATATGTTGAAGGTGAGCGCATCCTTGCACCACTCGACTTGCTAACCTTCTGCGTTCTGGTGCTGCGCAACGGCTTCACCGTCACCGGCGAAAGCGCTTGCGCCAGCCCGGAGAACTTCGACCCGGAGATCGGACGCAAGATTGCCCGTGAAAACGCGGTTAATAAGATCTGGATGCTGGAAGGTTACCTGCTGAAGCAGCGCCTTCATGATGACCGCTCTGATGTCTGGGAAAACGAAGACGACTGTCGACGCGCATTAGAAGATTAATAATGCCGTGACATGTCACAATCAGCCCGCCGATGCGCGGGCTTTTTCATGCATAGGGATCGTATTCAGTGATGGCCTTGCCCTGCTGGCTTTGCTGTCCATAGTTGAATTGCTTCTTCACCACAGGGAAAGCGTAGGTTAGCACATAGGCATCGGCATCGTTTGGAGAGCGTCCAAGTAGCTCTTTTACCTCATCCTTTTCCTGCAGAATCTTCCGGCTGTCTTTCAACCTGACTTTGTATTCTGGCGCACTCAGTTCATCGGCCAGGTTCTGGCTATCCAACTGCGCACCAAGTTTCAGCGCATCGCGGGCAGATTTGTACATCTCACCGCGCTTATTCCCCATTTCTGGATCGGATGTCCCACCACCAAACTGAATTAGCGTCCAGGAACGCCCCCAGTTATCACCAACTGATTTAAGGCCGGTACCATAGCCATAGTCAATAAATACGGCATCCGCCTGGTACTGGTCTTCAAAGTCTGCGATCACCTTAGCAAACCACACGTCATCGGTGGTTCGTTGCCACTCTCCAAGCTTCTTACAATGCAAACCCTGCCTGAGGTAAATAACAGCCGGGTCTTTACCCTGGTGTGACGGGTCAACACCAAGAACCACTGCGGCATGCTGAACCTGCGCAGGAGTTATTACCCTGCCTACAGCTGGTTGTGTCAGTCCGGAAGGAATGAACTGGTTTTCAGATGCATCAGGGAATATCCCGCGCACGCGGACCTTCACAAAGTCGCTGTCCTCGCCGTAGTCGTCCACCCATTTCTGCAGTTGCTGCTTGTTGGTACCTTCCACGGTACGAGAATCTATCTGCGCGCACTTCCAGCGATGCTTGTATTTGCGGAAGCACTCGCGGAATCGCCCGGTGTTACGCGTCGGGTTACCGAATGCCACCCAGATAATTTCCGTGTCTTCGTCCGTCAGCGCGCCCTCGGCTACCTCCCACACCAGATCGGCAATATTGGAGGCCTCATCGAATACGACGATGATGCGCTTGCGCTCGTTGTGCAGGCCGGCGAACGCCTCGGTGTTGTGCTCAGACCATGGGATTGCGTCAGCGCGCCAGCGTTTATCGTGGCCCGGATCGTTGCTGTACATCGCCGTAGCGGTGCAGGTGAACCACTCTTTCGTTATGGCCAGGTTCGACCATTTGATGATTTCCGGCCAGGTCTTGGTGCGCAGCTGATTGTCGGTGTTGGCGGTCACCACCACCTTGCAGTCCTCGCAGGTGGACATGCCCCAGTTGATGAGCATCGAGATGAATGCGGACTTGCCGATACCGTGGCCGGATGCGCGGGCCAGCATCAGCGGCTGGTGACGCGTCGCGGGGTTCTGGAGGTGATCGCGTATCTCGCGGAATGCGTCAGCCTGCCATTTACGCGGACCGGTGGCGTGCGCCAGCTCTGTACCCTCCTCGCTCCACGGGAACGCATACAGCGCATAGCCGAGAGGGTCATAGGTGAACGAGGCGATATCCTCGACAAGCTGCTCTTCCGGAGACATGGCTGCGGCCGTCATTCTTCACCACCAGCCTGTTCTTTGACGCGGCGCCGGGCGGCGGCCATGCGGTCGGCAATCGTGACTGTGCCGGAAACTTCCAGGCGCTCTTTGAACGCGTTGACGTCGACGTGCTTACCGATCAGCTCGAGGTTCTTCACCTTGTCAGGCCATTTTATTTTCTTGAGGATGGTCTCTATCGAGGTCTCATCCATGTTCATGATGGTTGACGACAGGTCAAAGCCGCTGAGGGTTGTACGCCATATCTTCGGCCATTCGCGGATCGGTTTAAGGCTGCCGTCATCGTTCAGGATATCCAGCACATCCATCTGGTCTATTTCCACCAGGCGCAGCAGCACGTAATCGGCGCTGACGCGCAGTCGCTTGTTGCGCTCTTCCATGAGCTCAGCTATCCGTTTCTGAATGCGCTCATCGCGCATCATGACGCTGGCTTTGACGGCTGCTGTCTTAGGCGAAAACCCGGCGTTAATCGCTGCCTGAGTCTGATTCTCAGGGCATTTCGTGTATTCCTGGGCATAAGCTTCCTGCATTGCCGTCAGCGGCTTGTACTGCGTGGATTTGCGTTTGGGGTCCTTTGGCATGGTAACTGCTCCGCAAATAATTACCGTTTTGGTAATAGTATCATGCCATTCGCGATGTTACATGATCGGAATATCATCTTCGTTGTGCCAGCCCTCCCGGTTTATCAGGTATGTCACCACCCCTTTAACCTCGACATCATTCAGAGCGTCACCCTCGATCGCTTCTCCGTCACTGGTAATCAGCGCCCGCCCGCGCACAATGGCGAACTGCGCGCTGCCGCAAAACGAGATGAGCACGTGAGAGCGCTGCTTTGGCCTGATGGATACGTTGATAACTGCATAGCCTGCACTGGTTTCGATAGCGCGGCAGTTGGCGTCAAACTGGCAGAGAATGGTTACGCTGAGACGCTGCTCGATGTAGTCGGTTGCTGGAGAGGGAAAACCCATAATGGACCTCACATAAAAATACTGTATATTTAAACAGTATAATCATGTGAGGATTTAGTCAAATCGTCGTGACATGTCACAGGGGTAATTTTGTTTCATGCCAGCCCAGAGTGGCCCAGCATTGAGAATCACCAGCGCACGGGCATGATGCCACCGGCAGTTGATCCCCGCACTTTCCGCAGCGACGTTTGCTGATGGAGTTAATCCTGCCGCGCACCCGGGCATCATCCTGACGAATTAGCAGCGCGATGTACTCGGCCATTTCATACGGCGAACGCCCAGGGCGCCGTGCGGCGCAATTGCGCGCCAGCATTTCCTGCTCCTGCTCATCCAGCACTAGTTCAATTTTACGATTTCCGGCGGCGGACTGCCGCGCGCGCTGCGCGGCCTTTCTCTCTGCTGATGTCTTAGCCATGATGTCCACCAGGGAGAATGAGCAAGGCCGCATTTGCAGCGCTGGCGACGCAGGTGATCATCCACATGGCGACAAACGCTTTCCCACCGCCAGCTTTATGCTGTTGATATCCCAGCAATGCTGCTGCTGCGGCAATAATAATCGATAGAATAATCTGCACAAATACCATCACCTGTCCGCCTTAACTGATTTTCGCACCGCCTTTGAGATTAAACATATCAAAACCATAGCGCGATGTTGACGCATTCCTTCGGTCATTACGCGCTGCGCGGCTTTGCGTTCTGCGGGGGATTCACTCATTGCTTTATCCCCTGCTCAGTGTTTTTCAGGTCATTCTCAGCAAAGAGGATTGACGTTCTGGCGGCGCGCAGCCGGGCCTTAGCGTTCTTTTCTTCGCGCTCCAGGTTGGCTACAGCCTCGCGCAGTTCGTCACGGCGGTTATAAAGTTGCTGAATTTCTCTCACCACAGCCTCGCCATCAGTCGCGCACTGAAGAACGTACTGGAATGGGTCTACAGCACAGCCGCATTGAAGGCACAGAATGATCCGTCCTTTCTCATCGACTTCAACGGCTTTATGCTTGCAGTGTTGCTTCCTGTAGTCCTTTCTGTCGGTTACGGTGATATTCAGTAGCTTCTCTTCGTCTCGCTTGGGCTGCACCAGAGTGATGACGTTGTCGCCTTCATTTTCCATCTGGTACCTCCTGCGGGGCGGCTGCGAGCAAGCGCTCTACTTCCGCGCGTGCGTCGTGGCAGCGGATCGCGCTATAACAACCACGGCTTCCGTCGCTATCGAGAAGACGATTAACTGCGGCGATTAAACCATCTGGAATTACCGGAGAGTTGCCAGCCTGGAGCATGGCGGCGCGGTGTCCAGCCTTCCATGCAGATTCAGCCATCACGCCGAGCATTTGCTTAGCTGCTGTGGTGTATTGGTTATGCTGATAATTCTCCTGCCACTCCCTGCCAAACCACGAATAGAAATTATCATCGGCGTCAACCACCGGCTGCTGCGCGTGGTGATAGAGCGGCGCTATGTTTCGTTCCAGGTCGGTAATGACGCTCCATATTGGGACTGACTCAACGCCTTGTTTCGCCATATCACGATAACTGTCGGCATACGACAGCACAGGGTTGCGGACCGGCTCGCTGTCCATTGCGGCCAGCGCCAACTTGAAAGCAGCCAGTTCTAATTCGCTATTTGTGTCAATCCCGAACGGAATTTCATCGCGTACAGACTCCAGTTCGGCGATAGTCTGCTGTAGCCATTCTTTGGTTAACTGGTTATTGGTCATTGGTTGTCTCCCACTGCGACACGATTGACTATCACGCCGTCATAAATTTCGTTTAGATGACCTCTCAGCTCCATCCGGCGCAGCGCTGAAAGCATATAATCGCACTCGACCTGCTTGTTGCCTGTAAATGGCTTGTCCTCTGCGCTTCCCCAGCAACAGTTTCCCTGTGGCCATCCGTGAACCTTTCGAACCTTTCCATTAACCACATGCAGCAAACCCCAGCCAGGCGGAAGGTCTTCGACAGAGATAATCCCCGGCTCGCTGATAAAGAACCGCCAGTCACCCATGCCAAGTTCGGGGCGTAACCGGAAACGTTTTTTCCTGTCTGCGAGCAGGTCGGCGCGTGAGCACTTAGCCTCTATCAGACAAGAAGCGAAATTCCTGAACCCCATGGCGTCTGGCTGCTCACCTGTGCTGGTTACAGCAACAAAGCGATCGTGAAAGCAGACTTTGAAGCCGTTCCGCTTAAGGAAATGATAAGCTATCTGGCAAAGCTCATCGTGTGTCAGTGCCATCACTCAGCCTCCACCTTGATGCCAGCGGCGCGCATAGCAGCGACATCGCCTGCGCGAACACCTTCAGCCAGTAGGCGAAAGGCCCGATTTAGCGTTTTATCGTGAACCTCTGCCAGGTACTCGTTGATATCGGTCAGCTTCACGGTGACGGTGCGGGACTCCAGCTCGGCGATGCGCTGGCGGAGAGTCGCAATCTCCATTTCTGCAGCATCGGCATAATGAACGTTTTCATGCTCAAGCTGCGGCAGGTCTGGAGTTGTCACGCCAAACATCGCCGCCAGTGCGCGATAGTTCTGCTCGCTGTGATAGCGACCTTTGCAGCGAACAAGTTTTTCGGCTGCTGCGCGGATAGGTTCAATATCGTCGATATGCGCTTTGAGCTTATCCGCACGAAATCGCTCGTTATCAAAGCTGGTACGCCAGTTTTCCCTCTCCTGCTGCGCCTTCTCCAGCGCCTCTACCAGCGCGAGAACGTTGGCAGGGCTGAATAATGCAATCGCTCTTGCTGTTTTAGTGTCAGCAATGTCAGCAGCAACAGGTTGGAAAGACACACAACCATGTCGCTTTTCAAGGCTACCTTTGACGATTACCTCAATACCGCTAAAACCCTTGCGCGTCTGCCATTGGTCTGCGTCAAGTTTCTCAGCCGCAGCCTTCATACGCTGCGCCAGTTCGGTGATATCAGTCATGCTGAGACTCCTTGAGCAAGAGAATCGCGAATTTTCACGGTCTCCGCGTTGTATGCGTTGGCATAAGCCATGCGGCGCTTATCCATCAGGACGACAAGCCGATATGCGCGAAATGCGTAATTGCGGTCGCCTTCCCGGCCTTGCTCACGGAGGTGGTCACGTGCTTCTGTGCATTTCTGGCATGTCTTGAAGTTTCTGGCATCGCCATCCTGGATGACAAAAACTTTCTCGTAGGTATCACCTGGATTGATAGCGCCGTAACATTCACAGCAACGATGTAACTTGCGAGCCTTAACTTTTGATGAAGCATCGAAGTCGCTCATTTGTCGGCCCCCTCGCGCAGCTGCTTGTCTTCCGCTTCACGCATTGGTTTGTGGCGTTCGCATTCGTACCCGTAATGACAGCAGTCGGTAAAGCCGCCATTGCACGGCCGCATCCAAACATGTTCGTTTTCGTAGTTGATAATGTGCTTATCAACACCCCAGCGCAGGTCACCCATAAGGCCAGAGAAAGAAGTTAATTCTGCGCTCACAATGCACCTCCTTCTAATGCCGCAGGGAGCTTTGTGTAATGAGTTACACCCTTCAGGCTGCTGATTGAACGCGAATGGTCTGCCAGCCAGATTTTATGGATGTTGGTATCGCTGGAAGCGCAGAAGTTGTGCTCCATCCATTTTGCAGAGCAGTATTGTGGCCCGACGTCGGTTTCATACCGGACCCAGTAACGACCAAACTCGGCTGGCTCATTCCCTTCAATCCATTCCACCCCATCAGCCTTAATCCCGGCCAGGAAGGCGTCGGTGGCGGGGGTTTCGACCTGCCACCACAGCAGATGCATCTTCGGCCCCTCAAAAGCGCCATCAGACTCATAACCACGCAATTCCTCAGATAAGCAATCGTTCATAGCTTTGATTTGCACATTCTCCGCAGCCAGCTGCTTAAACGCTTTCGCCAGCTTCAGAAACTTCTGCTCTCTGATCGACAGCTCGCCCGCCGACTCCAGCGACTGAATGAGCTCGTTTACTGTTTCGATGTTCATGCCGTCACCCATTCGATCATCATGCATACACCCCAGGTCACAGCGACTACTGCAACCCACCCGGCAACATTGACCAGTGCCGCAAACCAGAACAGCGTGCTACGACTGCAATGCTCAAAGTCCATACTTACCCCCGCTTACCCGTTTAACTTATTGATTCATTTGATATCTATCAGGATCGTTGTTTTAGAGCTCTTCCCGACATCAGCGACTCATAGAACCTTTGCCATTCACCGCGCCCGAAGTTGGCCTTTGAGTTACAACTGGAACAAAGGCAAATTAGGTTTTCCTGTCGGCAGTCTTGTTTGTCGTAATTGATGTGATGTGTGGTTAGCCTTTCGTCAGTTCCATCACACCCAGGGTTCTGACAGACAAACCCATCACGCTCGATCACCTTCTTGCTCGTTTCTCTGAAATCCCATGGATATGGCAAGCGTGATAAGCCACCAGACCAATTAGGGTTACCGTCACCCTTCATCAGAGATGACCTCATTGCGTTGGAGCACGATTTCGAGCAACACCTGATTCTCTTGGCGTGCGCCCTGTAAACCGTAAAAACAGCCCGGCAAACTACGCATTCGATTTCAACACTCCCCACACGCTTACCCGGGCTTCCCTTTCTACTAGGCCTACTGATTCCTCTTTGCGAAACGCCTACACACTGAAGCGAGCAAAAACGCGAGGAAGAATTGACCCGCTTAACCTGGTATTGCTTGCCACATACGGCGCAAACCTTTTCTACTTTCCCGCCTTTCCAGTTCGGATTTTTGTCACCGGATACAATCAATCCAGCAGCATTGGTCTTCGTGCTCATAACTCTTCAATCTCCCATCCTCCGCCGAGCTTTTTAGGTTTCGGATAGCAACCTGAAAGACGAATGGATAGCTGTCTGCCGCAACCTTCATCTTGACTCTCGCATCGTCAGTAAAGACCGCCTTGCTTCCCTTAACATCCACCATCACCAGCCGCCCATCGGCCAACATCACGGCAAAATCGACAGTCAGGAAACAGTTATCAGCCAGCCTCAGTTTGATTCCTTCAAACCGGTACCAGGCGATTTCCCCGTAGCGCTTGCGCAGTTCGAGGTGCTGGCAGTAAGCCGTCTCGGTTTTATTCATCTGCCCGGCCTTAAGTCTCCCGAGCGCCTGCAATGATTTCTTCATGACGTTTACCTTATTGGTAATATAAATCTATATTCAGATCGATATCAATAGTCTTGCGCATATTTTATTACCATTTTGGTAATTTTAAAGACGTAAAAAAATGCGCTACTGCGCTACCGATTCCGTCAGTGTGTCGGCCCGCCTCTGAATCCCGGCGGGATCTGCGTATCAGGCTCAGAGATAGCGTTTACATCGCGCCTTTCCGTTCCGCCTTTCAGCTCAAATAGACCTTTCCATCCCTTGGCCATGCTCTGCTTCACGATCTGCATCTGCCGCGCGTGGTTACCACCAGATAAGTTTATCAGCTCGGTGATCGCCGCCCCCTCGCTCCGTTCGGTTGGCGCGTAGGATTTAAACCGCATTTCTGACCGGTAAGCTTTCCACTCCTCCCAGGCTTCGGCATTGAGCTGTTCAGGATACGGATATGATTTTTTAGGCTCCCTTCCCCTTGGGGGGTTAGGGGGGTTTTTATCTTTTACTTCTTCCTCTTCCTCTTCCTCTTCCTCTGGTAACGCTTTTTGTAACGCTGACTGCGTTACTTTTTGCGTTTCATTTTTACGGTGAGCTGCCACCCTTCTGTTTGTAAGTGCCCGTTTTTTAGAGCTTTCCCCGTTATGTCGCTCAAAGTTTGGCAATACAAGCTTATTGCCGTCGTAAGCGAGCCAACCAACGGCGATCAGTGCGTCAGCGAATCCTGTAATAAAAGCGATACGGTCGAGCACTCCTTTTGTAACGCTGCCAGCGTTACCGTCAACGGTCTGTTGATCTGCCCATGCCCATATGCGAACGAGCTTACCGAGTACCGCGTCGGGGTCGATATTCAGGATTTCTGCTATCTGGAAAATCTCCGGCTTGTCTGGTGTGATCACCTCGACTTTTATCCAGCTACTGGCCATCAATCACCTCCGCAATTGACTACCTTGAACTCGATAACCCAAACCCAGGGGTTAAACTTCCAGCTGTCAGCGCCATAGATTGATTCCCATAGCAGTTGAAACGCCCGTACAGGATGTTGCGAATTTACGACGCCAGGAATGCCGAAATCAGCGTGTGAACATGTCGTCAGGTTCTGTATTCCTTCTCGCATAGCATCGACATCGTGTATTGAGTTAAGACGCTCAACGCGCACGTCGGTGATTTCCAGCAGAATGCGGCTGGCCCAGCGCGGCATGTGCAGCGAAGGAGTCCATTTCTCAGGCGTTGCCGGCTTATTGCAGACAGCTACTGGTACACGGTGGGTTTGCTCCGTCCACGAATTTCGCTCGCTGGCTTTGTATACCAGGGTAGCGACGTCTGTAGCGCGGCTATGCACCCGAAACGCCTCCCGCACCCAGATGCGGTCGCCTGGCTTGCCAAATGCGCTGTTCAGATAGTTCCCTGCCGACAGCTCCCCGGCCAGTTCATTGCCAGCCAACTCGCACCCAAGGTTTTTATCATGTACAGGGAATTTCACTGGGCGCCGGGTCTGCGTCTTCCTGCCGTCGAGCAGCGCCCGCACCATCTCAGCGTTAAAAATCATTCCGCGTTCTTTCATGCTGCCTCCCGCGCCTTTCTGGCTGCCTTTAATTTCTCAGAGCGTAACTGCTGCTGACGACGCGCACGGTCGTTGTTGCACTGGACACATTCGCCGCTGATTGTGTAGCGCTGGCTATCGTGGCCATGGATGCACTTTTTGCCGGTATAGAACCGGGTCAGGCCGAGTTCGAGCGCCTCGCGCTGTGTAATTCGCTTCATCGGTTTACCCCTTTGTTATTTATCTTTGGTAATTTTGCATCAAGGAGAAAAAAGATCAACCGCATTCGGATAAATATTACCATTTAGGTATAGAGGGGATGGCAGGAGCCGCCGGGGGTGGCGGCACAGGGGGTAGGAAAGGAGATCAGAGGTCGCAGAAGTAGAGGACGAGGTCGTTTTTATTCCGGGTCCATTCTCGGGCCTTGCACGCTTTAAACAGTCCATCCATCAAACGCTTGCGTGGCATCTTGCGGCGCCCGGTGAGATGGGTCTGGATGTAATGGCTGGTCGTTCCGGCTTCCGCAGCAAACGCCTCGCGCTCAGCGGGCGACAAATCAAGCCAGCACTTTTTGAAATTAAATTTATTTTCTTCGCTCATAGTTTGCTTATCTCAGCCTGTCTATTCATGGGTAAATTATTACCTTTTTGGTGAATAAATCAATGATTATTACCGTTTTGGTAAGTTTACCTTTATGGTAATATTCTATTAAATTTAATCAGTTAGGTAATAATTGCAGGCAAAATATAATAGACATGAAAAGCATCTACGACATACGACGTGATAACCTCAACGAAATAATCCGGCAGAACTTCGATAACACGCAGTTGAGATTCGCCGAAAGGATTAAGAAATCGCAGAACCTGGTTAACAGGTGGTGTAAGGGTACGAAAAACATCGGCGGCAATGCCGCACGCGAGATTGAGGCTTTCGCAAGGAAGGAACGTTTCTGGCTGGACATCGATCACATGTCTGATGCACCCGCGCAGCTAGGGCTCCTTAACCCGGATGAATGGAGCGTGGAAAAGCAGGCATCTTTCACCCTCGGCCTCTGGATGGGCTCACACCCGACTCTGAACTCTGAGAAAAAAGTCTCTGACGCTGCCGGTATTGGCCAGGCCACCGTTAACCGCATTCTGAACTGCGACGGCAGCACCAGCATCGGCGTACTGCATGCCATAGCGCGTGCCTTTGGAAGAGAAGCTTACGAGCTGATTATGCCGTCTGACGCGCGCGGCATGATTGAGTATGACCACCAGGCTTTCGAAAAACTTCCGCAGGAAGAGAAGAACAAGATCACCGCGTTCATTGACTTCATTTTCAGTCAGAACAGAGAAAGCTGATCTTCTGATACTCCCCGCCATCCGGAGGCATGATTCTTACCGCGCCTCGAAATTACCATTTTGGTAATATTTTTCTCATCACCTCTATTGACATAATCATTTTTTGATCGGATTATTACCTTAAAGGTAATCAGGACTCGTATTAATTACCCGAAAACCACCGCTGGTGGCTTTCTTATACACCTGATTATTACCAAACGGTAATAGAGAGGTTTGTATGCAATGGCAAATCATTAACGGCTGGTACTGCGTCACGGCTTGCGGACTGATGAGCTGGAAGTTTCGCACGCTGCAGGAGGCTATCAGCTGGGCATTCGTCAGCAAACTGGCGGCAAAAACGGAAATGGATATGGGGGTGTTCAAGTGATCTCGACTCAACAGCAACGCAATCTGCAAAAAATCATGGCCGGTTTCGACAGCGATTATCGCATCGCCGAAGTGTTGCATGCCAGACAGGTAGAGCTACAGGAAACGCTTAAGACTGAATACCTGCTCCCGGCATTCGACAATCTGCGCCGCGCCGGGGTCCGACAGGACGTTATTAACGCTGCACTTGAAAGCGTTGAGTTTGAAGAATCACTGGCGGCATTCATCAGCGAACTGACCGGGATCGTCGGAAAGTGGGATCTTGCAGACCAGATCGACAGCGCAAGGACAGCGGCATGAACCCAGGTATCTATTTCGACATCAGCAACGAGGACTACCACGCCGGCGACGGCGTGAGTAAGTCGCAACTGGATATGGTTGCAAAGAACCCTGCCCTGCTGAAATGGGTCAAGGCAGCGCCGGAAGATGAAGAGAAAAAGTCTGCGCTGGACATGGGTACTGCCCTGCACTGTCTGCTGCTGGAGCCGGATGAATTCGATAAGCGCTTCATCATTGCACCAGCATTCAACCGCCGGACTACCCAGGGTAAAGCAGACGAAGAAGCATTTCTGAAAGATGTATCCAGGCAGGGAATGACGGTAATGACCGCCGAGGAAGGCCGAAAACTTGGCCTGATGCGCGAAAGCGCCATGGCTCACCCGGCGGCGCGCTGGATGCTGGAAGCCCCGGGTTACTGCGAAGCATCGATGTACTGGAATGACGATGAGACCGGCGAGCTATGCCGGATCCGCCCGGATAAGTGGCTCAACGAGCACAACGTGATCGTCGACGTGAAGAAAGTAGCCGACATGGAACGCTTTGCACGGCACATCGAGGAATTCAGATACCACGTCCAGAACGCTATGTACTGCGAAGGGGCGCAAAAGGTTACCGGCGAAGTACACGGATTCTTTTTCCTGGCAGTCAGCGAAAGCATCGACTGCGGCCGCTACCCGGTCCGCGTGTTTGAACTTGATGCACCTGATGTTGATACCGGAATGGTGCTGTTCCGCCGGGATCTGAATACCTATCACCAGTGTCGCCTGTCAGATGAATGGGGCGGCGTGGAAATTATTAAACGCCCTGAGTGGGCACGCAAACAGGATCTGTACGTATGAGCAACGACATCACAATCACTTCTCAACCTGGCGCTACCGTCGGCACCGCGGCGGCAATATTCAGTCCGGAAGGTATCAACCAGTTAGTGCGCTTTGCTGAGCTGATGGCACAGAGCAAGGCCACAGTTCCGCAACACCTTGCTGGCAAACCTGCTGACTGCCTGGCGGTAACCATGCAGGCAGCGCAGTGGGGAATGAACCCGTTCGCTGTGGCACAAAAGACACACATCGTTAACGGAACTCTTGGTTATGAGGCTCAACTTGTTAATGCCGTAGTTCAAAGATCTGGAGCTATCAAAGGTAGGTTCCATTACGAATACAAAGGTGAAGGAGCTTCTCTTGAGTGTCGTGTAGGGGCTGTAATTCGTGGAGAACAGGAAATAACCTGGAACGAATGGCTGTGTATTTCCAGTGTTACAACCAAAAATTCACCTCTGTGGAAAACGAATCCGAAACAACAGTTCGGATACCTTCAGGTTAAAAACTGGGCAAGGGCTCACACTCCAGGGGCGATTTTGGGCGTCTACACCCCTGATGAATTGCAGGATGCCGCGCCGCGCGTAGAGCGTGACATCACGCCACCAGTAAGAAGCGCCGCCGGGATGAACTCGCTCATCAACGCTAAACCTGATCAGCAGCCGGAAGAACGGACCAGAAAATCTGATGCCCGCGATCCGGATGAAATGCTGACAGCCTTCACAGATGCAGCAATGAACTACAACACCATTGCCGATCTGGATAAGGCATACAAATACGTCGCTAAAAATCTGGCTAACGATGAAGAGCGTCTGTCGAAAGCAACCGACGTCTACACCATCCGCCGCGATGAACTGAACGAAATCCCGATGTAAACACCACCGCGGCGCCACGGCGCCGCACTGAAACAGGAGAAGAAATATGAAAGGTGCATTAGGCAAAAAGGAACTGCTGGCGGTGGTGCCGTTATCAATGAGCACAATCGATCGACTGGAGAAGAATGGCCAGTTCCCTAAGCGCTGGTATATCACGGATAAGCGCTGCGCATGGACTCAGGAAGAAGTTGAGAAATGGCTTGATGAACGAATGGCTGCCAGCCCGGTAGAGTTTGGCGGAAAAAAGCCTCCGGTTGAACAGCGAGTATTTCGCCCGGTAGGTAACGCTGCGTGATGTCGCTGGCGCAGTACTGGAAAAGGTGGTCAGGATGGTTTTACTACCTGGCCGCCGTATCCGCCTGGCTATTCCTGCTGGCGGTAATCTTTCGAGAAGGCTGGATAAAATGAACCGTATTGAAAAATATCACGCTCAGTACGCTCCGCAGCGTAGAGCATCAAAGGTCATCGCCGTTACACCTGCAGCCCTTGCGTTTGAACAGAGAGCGATAGAGCGCGAAAACAAAGGTCAGTATCGCCTGGCCGCCCGCCTGTGGCTTGAGTGTATGGATGCCGCGACCGGAGAGGTTGAGCGCGCACGCATTGCGGTACGAAGGGATCAGTGCATCGGCAAAGGTAATGGATTACGTCGTGGCGGCTATGCTGGGAACTGCGCTACTGCCGGGGTGGTTTATGACTAATCCGCACGACAACATTCGCGTAGGTAGTGTCACCCTGGTTTATTCATCATTGCGTCGTGGGTGGCTGGCGCCGGGCGGCCAGGTCATCCAGAACCCATTGAAGGCTCAGCGCGTGGCTGAACAACTGAATAGCAAGAAGGTGGTAGCATGACCGGTAAATACACACTGATATATGCGGATCCGCCCTGGTCATACCGCGATAAGGCAGCCGACGGCGACCGCGGCGCCGGGTTTAAGTACCCGGTGATGAATGTTATGGATATCTGCCGGCTGCCCGTGTGGGAGCTCTCCGCCGACGATTGTCTGCTGGCGATGTGGTGGGTTCCGACGCAGCCTGTCGAAGCGCTGAAGGTTGTCGAGGCCTGGGGCTTCCGACTGATGACAATGAAAGGATTCACCTGGCACAAGATCAATAAGCACAAAGGAAATAGCGCGATCGGCATGGGCCACATGACCCGGGCGAACAGCGAAGACTGCTTGTTTGCGGTGCGCGGCAAGTTGCCGGAACGAATGGACGCTTCAATATGCCAGCACGTCACGGCTCCGCGGCTGGAGAACTCGCGCAAGCCTGACGTTATCCGAGAGAAACTGGTGCAGTTGCTGGGCGATGTTCCGCGTATTGAGCTATTCGCGCGCCAGTCGTCTCACGGTTTCGACGTGTGGGGAAATCAGTGCATAGCGCCGGCGGTTGAACTGCTGCCAGGCTGCGCCGTGCCGGTAGTAAAAACGGAGGCCGCATGAATATTTCGGAAGAGGCGTCGCTTATCCGCCAGCTCGAAGAGGCACGCGCCGTTATCAATCAGCGCAATGGGGAAATATTGCGTCTGCAGAGAGAGGCGGAGCGCTACCGAGAACAGCGTGATTCTGCAAATGCGATGGTTCAGTTTCTGCGAGAGACCTTTGAGAACAGTACCGCTACGCATCTGCGAATTTGTCCTTATTGCCAGCAGATCCATGATGACAGATTAGCGTGCCCAGCATTCACGAAAACAGGTGGATTATTGTTCGGTCATCCACCTTTCAAACGCTGA